ACAAAGAAAAGCAAGTTCATTGTTGCCCCAAATGTGGAAATCTTTTTGTAGATTAGGGGTTGACAAGAGAGCAAGTTTGTATTAGAGTGTGTATAAGTTTACTATATTATGGAATCGCCAGAGTTTTTAAAGTCAGTTAAAGAAGTCATACTCAATGCTGTAGAGTTTGAGTATGAAGCATTTGTGTACAAATACACAAATATAATTGACGGAAAGTGGTATATCGGTTATCATAAAGGTAAGCCACTTGATGGTTATGTTCACAGTTCATGCTCTAAGGAGTTCTTGGAACTCACGGCGGGCAGCGAACCAGTGTTCATATATGAAGTACTGAAATACGGTACTATGATCGCAATGAAGAATTTGGAGCACAAACTTTTGAAACAAGCAAAAGCAAATAGGAACAAACAATCCTATAATCTATCTAATGGTTCTCCACACAACTTTGAAATGCGTTTCGACTTGATTGATTTGTTTATCGAAATGGTAAAGAAAGCAGGCAAGGAAGGAGGTTTCACTGTTGAGGACAGAAACATTAAAGAAACACTCAACACAGTAACTTCTCTACAAATTAGGGAAGAAGGTACTGATACCAAAAGAGTCAACAGAATCGCAGAAGCGATTGATGAGAAAGGTGGTAACACAGATAACTGTGACAAACCAGTTCTCCTTAGAGGTAGGTTGATTGGTGGTACACATACTGCTCTAGGTGCAGGGAAATCTCAGGCGGTAAATCTTAAATTTGTCAATCCAACTGATGATGAGTTGGAACAATTTGACGATTTGACAGAAGATGAGATACGTCACATTGGCGGAGTCTTGAACATAGAAGATGAAGTCAAGAGAGTTACCAATACTCAAGGAGATCATGTTAAGGCACTTTATGATTATAAGTGCAACAATCCTAAGTTTGAATTGGTTGTGGGTGGAGATTACGTTAATCAAATGCTGAAGCACAGAGGTGTTACAGTTGCTGCGGAACGTAAAAGGATTATCAACAAAGCAATCAACAGGTACAAGGATAATTCTGTTAAGGCACAGAACAAGAAGTGGATTAGATGGTGGGCAGGCAACGATCAAAAGAGAATGGAGGCGAGAGTCAACAGACAACCAGAAGGTACGGTTGCTTTCTCAAATTCCAGTAAAATCTCTCGTAAGATTGAACATGATATGATTCAAGCAATCGTTAATCCTGACAACGAAGATGTATATAATTTTAAAGCATACGTCTATTTCAGAGATGAGGCCGCTAAAAAGAAGTGGGAGAATCCAAATTCTACTGAAGGTTGTGCAGAGTTGACAGAAACTTTCAACAGATTGTTCAGAATGCTTCCCGAAGTTCAAATCAAAGGAGCAAACAAGGGCGATACTGTGCCTAGAAGGTGGTCATTCGTGTACATGGAAACTGAGAAAGATGATGAAGAGATGTTGAGTGAGTCCATTGATTGAAGTTTACGATAACTTCTTACCTACAGAGGTCTTTACGCCCATCAAGGATTATATCTTTGGTGGGCGTATGCCTTGGTATTATTCTCCTACATCTGTTTTAGAGGGCGATGGTTGCCCACAATTTTCTCATGCGTGTTACATAGATTCTGAACCAATATCAGATGTTTACAATATAATAAAACCAGTGTTTGCATCTCTCAATCCATTTGCTTTACATAGGATTAAGTTTAATGCTACGCCAAGATCAAAAGAAATAAAAGAGAAACCTTTACACGTTGATGTTTCAGGTCCCCAAGATGATAAGGGAAACTTCACTAACATACCAAACTATCATATATGCGTGTTATATTTCAATGATAACAACGGATATACATATTTTGAGGACGGGCAGAAGATAGAATCAAAAGAGAATAGAGCAGTGATATTCTCAGGGGATTTGCTTCATGCAGGCACATCATGTACTGATACAGATTTAAGAGTTGTTCTCAACATAGACTATTGTAAGTGGAATTGATATGGATTTATTTCCTACACTACTAGAAGAGTATGATCTTACAGGTGCGCCTGGATTAGAGTATTTCAAGAAGCATATAAAAGAGAAAGGAAAGTCAGTAGGACATTCTTTGGCGGTAAATGGTGTCAGTAGTCATGGTGGTTGGGACCCGTTGCAAGATGAGGGTTGTAAGGAAATATGTGATGCCTTTCAAGATTGCATTAATGATTATAATAATAAGATAGGCAACTACCCTTCAGTTATTAGTGGTGCGTGGTATAATATACTGCCCAAAGGTGGATACACAGGTAGGCATCGTCATGAGTCAAGCGTTATTAGTGGTGCATTTTATGTGGAGTTACCAGAGGGAGACTTCGGACAATTCTTCGTGGTATCGCCACTACAACCATACATGATGTGTATTCATAATATACACCCTACACCCTATGGAATATATGAGATTGACATACCAATTAAACAAAATCATCTATACTTATTTCCTTCGTGGTTAGAGCATGGAAGTAGAGTAAACAACACAGATGGCGAGAGGATTACAGTAAGTTTCAATACAACGCCTGCACCAAAAGATATGTTACCGCCTGAATTTGTCAAGGCAGTGTGGGGAGAGGGTCACTGGTTCAATGAAGATAGTTGATGTTTTACCAGTAAAACTGGGGGCAGTCATGTACCCTGAGCATGACAAAGTAAAGTCAATGTTGATTGATGAGATCAATAGTCATGGTGATAGTTATGAATTTCAAAAGGTAGATGCACACGCCAAAGGACTAGAGCATTTTGATTACTATTCACCTCTATCAAGTGACAAGTATAAGGAGTTTAGAGAGTGGATACAGACACAGGCAGAGATATATGCCAAGGACATACTAGGTTATGATACATCAGATTTCTTATTGACAGATAGTTGGTTGAATGTGTGTGATTCTGGAGGCAAACAATCGCCCCATTTTCATATAAATGCCGTGGTATGTGCCTTATATTATGTCAACTTTGATGATGAGTCACATTCGCCAACATACTTTTATCGTCCTAACAACAGTATGAATTTTCCTGATTACTTTGCATATATGTTGACAAATCAAAAAGAAACAAAGTATAATTATATCAATGAAGTTGTAGGAGTGGAGGGTTCGTTGTTGCTATGGCCTGCTAACACTTGCCATGGATATACAACTAACTACACAGATAATAGAATAACAGTATCCAGTAATTTGATGCCTAGATATATTAATGATGTTAGGATTGAACCTCTAACAAAAGAAGAGAGACACACTGCCATGACTACGTTTAGGTCAGGCAAACTATGGGATTATCCTCTATTATAATATGGAAGTCGTAAACATACTGCCAACACCAGTTGCTATCATACCTTGCCCATTTCATAGTAAGGTAAAGGATACTATTCTTGCAGAGATTGAAGAGCAAGAAGTTAATAAGTTATCATATAATGCCAATTCAAAACAACTAAAACACGTTGGGCATTATTCAATACTACATGATGATGAGAGACACGGCAGATTTAGAAATTGGTGTGAACAACAGGCAGAATACTATGCTAAAGAAGTTAAGGGAGATTATATACAGGAGACAGTACAAGTAACTGATAGTTGGTATAATATAAGTGATAAAGGTGGGTATCAGCACCCCCATCAACACGCCAATTCATATCTATCATGTATATACTATGTAAACTTTGATCCAAATGAGGATCATGTGAATACACACTTCATGAAAGATGAGAATATGCACTTCCCATCAATGCCTTCTCTACATATACTCAGAGGAAAATATACTAACTATAATCAGGATAATCAAGTTATTGTTAATGAAGGCGAACTCATAATATTCCCATCACAAATTATACATGGATACGGTAATAATGAGGGAGACAACAGAATAACACTATCAATGAATATGATGCCCACTATAGTTACCAATGGGGATTATGGTTGGCGATGTGTCAATTTGAATAAGACAGAGAGAAAAAAGGCATTTGATTTTAAAGGAGATTAATACTTGACAAGAGAATAGTATAGTGCCATAATAGAGTATGGGAAACAAATGCTACGGTATTTTGTTTCTCGCACCCAATTATAATACTAATGGACAGACTAGGTAAGAAACCATACTCACTAGAGAGGCAAGGTATGAAACCCGCCCTTAATCAAATGGGGCAGTTCGTGGGTACGGCATCTAAACTAGGTTTACTCGCCACGTTGATCTACTTTATCTACAAAAGATTCAGTAGTGGACAGTGGAGAAAGTGGAACACAAGTGGTTGCGTTGATACTACCCATACAGTATTATAAGTTCATGGGGCGAAAGTCGAGCGTCAGCACTGCTAGATCAGTAGTTAGTAACCCCATCTAAAGAAAGGAAAGGTTTTTGTGTTTGTTACCTTTCCTTTCTTACTTTTACAACAAACATTCATTATCATGACAACAATGCAATCAGCAACAAATAAACTCTCAGTTCTACAATGGACAGAGGAACTATGCAGATGCCTAGAAGCACAGTACAGGAACTATTCATTGCGTTATGTCATGGATAGTCAAGATGGAACTGACAAGTATCTACAGGAAAGGGCAAGAAAAATTGAGAATGATGAGGAGTGCATCAAGTTTACTATCACATCAGGTAAGAAATACTATAAAGTCATTCAGAATGATTACAGAAATGGCAAGTATGAGAGTGCAGGCGTACACGCTTTTGTTGACAAACAGACAGGAGAAGTTTACAAACCTGCTTCATGGCGTGCTCCCGCTAAACACGTTAGATTTGATATGAGAGATCAGAACCAACGTGAGTATATGTATGCAAACTGCGATTGGGCGGGTGGTTATCTCTATATGAGATAATCCCCACACCTATCTAAATAATACAAGAGTTATATAAATCATGGGATACGATTCACTTACGTCAGATACAGAAACACTAACTAAAGTTAAGTTACAATCAGTTGATAGACTAAAGAAACAATTACAGGCAGCAATGCGAACCATAGGTAATCTTGATGAGAGATTGACTTCACTAGAGTCAATGGTTCATGCTGCCCTACTTAAACAGCAAGATGATATTAAGGCACTTGTTGTAGAGATTAATACTTTAAAAGGCAATAAAGACTATGAGGTTGCCTCAAACAAATTTGATATGGACGCAAAACCCGCTGAGATACCAAATGCGCCACCAGTTGGATAACTGGCACACTTAATATTGCACACTATTGAAACTACATTATTATATGAGAGTAAACAACAAACGACACACTATGGAATTTGAAGATTTTGATTTGGACTTATTTGATGGACAAGAGCAAGATGATTGGTTAATGGACATCAATGGAGTTAGAGAAGAGTTCGACCCTGAGACTAAGGAACTACTTAAACACTTCTAAAAGTGGCACAAGACCCCTTGCAGGGGTCTTTTTTTATACTATACTATGTTTATTGACAACTGATTATGAAACTTAGAGATCATCAAAAAGATATTATTGCCACTATGCAACAGAAGTGGGGTCAAGTGCTTGTACCTACTGGTGGTGGTAAAACAATGTGTATGATTGTTGATGCTAAGTGGCGATTCAGTATGCCTATTCCACAGACTATTATTGTGGTTGCTCCTAGAATCCTACTCGCACAGCAATTATGTGAAGAGTTCCTCGAGCAGATTGATAATGTCGAGGTGCTTCATGTTCATAGTGGAGAGACTAACTACAAGACTACCACTAATCCAAAAGAGATACAAGAGTGGCATCATAACAGTACAAAGAATCAGTTGATCTTTACAACATATCATTCACTTCACAGAATCTTGGAAGATGTTGAAGCGGATACAGTATATTATGATGAGGCACACAATTCAGTTCAAAAGAACTTCTTTGAGAGTGTCAAGAACCGCTCTAACATCACTAGACGTAAGTTTTACTTCACTGCTACACCTAAACATCATACATCACAGGAGCGTGGTATGAACAATTCTAAGGTGTATGGTCAAGTGATTGCAGAAATCCCTGCTCCAGAGTTGATTGACAAAGGTTATATCATATCGCCTAAAGTCAAGGCGGTCAAGTATCCTATCGGGTTCTATGATAGTCCAGAGCAAGTTGAGAAGGAAGTGATACTTGATGCCTTGGACAATGAGGAGAGTATGACCAAAGTATTGGTAACTGCTAAATCTACTACCAGTATCCACAGATTGATTACTAGGACAGACTTTCAAGTTGAGTGTCATGCTCGCAAATACAATGTGATGTGGATTACATCAAAGTATGGTGCTATCATCAATGGTAAGAAAGTCACTCGCAAGACATTTTTCAATCTAATGAACAAGTGGGGCAAAGATGACACAAAGAAGTTTCTACTATTCCATCACTCTATCCTATCTGAGGGTATGAATGTGAGCGGATTAGATTCTTGTATTCTATTGAGGAATCTTGATCTCATCACTATGGCACAAACTATTGGTAGAGTTATTCGACTACATAAAGAAGATGCAAAGAAGATTGACTCAGGTGCCTTGAAACCCTGTATCAAGGGAACTGGATACATCAAACCATTTGGCAAGATGTTTGTACCAGTTTACAACAATGTTGGTATTGGTACAGAGCGTCGCCTCAACAATGTTGTTGATACTATTTTCAACAGAGGAGAAGCGCAAGTTTCAATTTCTAACAGAAAATAGACAACAAACTCATTTTATAGTATAATCAAATTACCACAGTTATCAACATGGCACAAATTGACAACATCAGACATCAATGTCTTGAGACTATGGAGAATCAGTATGCGACTAGAATGGAGCATCATGTTTCAAAATTAGAATTGAACTATGCAGAGGCGATATTACAGGAAATGATGGTTGATGCGGAGGATTTCATTGCTGATGATCTATTCTTAGATGACCTTACGGATTGGTCTAAAGATGACCTTGAGAATATACAGTTCTATGATTCAGGCGATCTTGAGATAGATGAGTAAGGAAGAAAGGCAGACTAGAAAAGAGTTGATGAATATAGTATATCCAAATCATCTTAAATTTTTAAAGAAGTTAAAGGCGGAGTTGAAAAGAGATAAAGGCATAAAACCGAGGAGAAAACAACGTAACAACTATAAACATCAATGAGTGTTCAATCTCTAAATCTATTCTCAATGCCCATAGCAAAGTTTGCTGTGGACAAGTGGGATAGCAAAAAGGATAAGTTGTTAGAACTTATCAGTTTTGAGGGTTGCGAGGTGGTAGAGTGCCAAACCGATTACTATAAGTATAATACAATATCGCCATACTTAAATCAGTTTGTAGAAGTGCTTACATCAGACTTAAATGGCATAGTAGATTATTATACACAGTTATTAAGTGATAGATACAGGGGAGATTGCCCCTGCGAAAGTGTAGATAAATGGCAACTATGGTCACAAAGATACACTAGAGGACAATATCATGGTGCTCATAATCATGGTTTATCTAATATATCATGTGTATTGTATGTTGAATTTGATGAGAAAGAGCACTTCCCGACTACATTCTATAGTCCATTTCCTGACCCTTACTATGGTACAATTAATAAGATTGCGCCTCCAGTAAGTGAGGGCGAAATATTGACATTTCCCTCTATATTACTACATGAGTCGCCTGCTTCAGTATCAGATAAGCAGAGAACTATCATGTCATTCAATATACCTCTAAGATAAATGTATCAAATCAATGTAACATTAACTGATAAACAATTCAACTTACTAAGTGAAGCATTGTTCTACTATTCTGAAGAAAAAGATAATGTAACTAAAGATATAGAAGAACTAGAAGATTTAATTGATCTTAATACAAA